GACGGCATTATCTGGATCGGGGCCATGCCTGACGAATACCTGCTGAACGCGTATAAGACTTGCGCCCGGCACAACAACCCGAAGCAAGCCGACCTGATGCAACACATTAAGCGCCGCAACCTAGATTGGAGAATTTCGAGATGAGTATGCGCAATCAGTTTGACCGAGAGTTTGAAACAATCAACGAAGTTCAAGCATACGCCAACACCCACCACCGCGCCGCTATCATGGCAGCATTTACAGGAGAGACAAAATGAACGTAGCAGTATTAGTCATCGTCTTACACGGCCAAGTCACCTGTGAACCGCAGATCCGCAGCGACCTGATCCCGCAAGCGGCAGAGGTTCACTGCATGGCAGCCGACCGCGCTCCTCTGACCTCGCTGCGTCCCAAGGCACGGCCGATTGTGGAGGAAGAGTGATGCCCGACCAAAAACTTCTCGTCATGGGTTACGGCAGGCACGGCAAGGACACCGTTTGCGAGATTCTGCGGGACCGACATGGGTACAGATTTATCTCGTCATCTCGTTTTGTATTCGAGGAGTGTATTTGGAATAGTATGTGGTGCGCCCGATACCCGGACAAAGAATCGTGCTACGATGATCGAGGCAACAACAGAGAGCAGTGGTTCAACATGATTGCCGAATACAACACGCCGGACAAGTCACGCACTGTGACCGGAATGTTTGCAAAGGGATATAGCATCTATTGCGGGCTGCGGAGTCGCGATGAATTTAACGCCACGCGACACCTGTTTGACAAAATTATCTGGGTGGATAGGGCCGATCACATACCCCCCGAGCCGCAGTCAAGCATGGAGTTGCACTCTTTGGATGCAACGCACATTTTAGACAACAATGGTACGTTGCAAGATTTAGAACGTGCCGTCGCAAAGCTCGCGACCTTGGGAGAACACACTGTGACCTTACCTACATACAACGGCATGCCCCCGCTCAGCCCGCCGCACAAGCCGAAACCAAAGGAGAAGCCCGATGCCCTACAAGAAAAACTCTGACCGACCCTACAAGCGAGAATACGAGCTTCAGAAGGCCCGCGACGAAGGGGAGTCTCGCAACGAACGCGCGCGCGCACGCTACGCCTTCGACAAGAAGAACGGCAAGGCCGCCCGCAAAGGTAAAGACCTTGCCCACAACAAAGCGTTGGCAAAGGGCGGGTCAAATAAGGACGGGGTGTCTCTGCAAGACCCCAGCAAGAACCGTGCAGGTGGCGGACGGATTAGCAAGCCACCCAAGAAGTGAATTATGCGTGACGCATAACTGGAGAACCAATGAAGATTGTAGATAACAAAGCGCTCATGCTGCGCGTTAAAAACCCTGCGCGCGTGCTCGCGGCCGTGCCTGACAGCAAACAGGTCGACGACAATACGGTCGTTGTGAAGTGGGGCGTAGAGCAGGCACAAGTTCTGCGTGCCCTGAACTTTGATGCCCCGTCGCCGATCGAAGGGCGCTACAAGTGGCCCGGCAAGTTTAAGCCGATGGAACATCAGCGCGAGACAGCCGCGTTCTTCACCATGAACAAGCGAGCGTTCTGCTTCAGCAGTCCCGGCGTTGGCAAGACGGCCAGTGCGATATGGGCAGCCGACTTTCTTATGACGCAGAAACTGGTTCGACGAGTGCTGGTTGTTTGTCCGGTGTCGATCATGGACGCGGCTTGGCGCAACGATATGTTCACCTTTGCAATGCACCGCAGAGTGGACGTGGCCTACGGCACAGCTGTCAAGCGGCGCAAGATTATCAACAGCGACGCAGAGTTCGTGGTGATCAACTACGACGGCGTGAAGATTATGGCAGACGACATCGCCAACGGCGGCTTCGATCTGATCATTGTCGATGAGGCGAGCGCACTGCAAAACGCCCAAACAGCTCGCTGGAAGGCTCTGAACAAGATCGCGGGACCCGATGTATGGCTCTGGCTCATGACGGGCACCCCTGCAGCCCAAGGGCCGGACAAAGCGTACGGTTTGGCAAAGCTGGTGAACCCCGATGGCGTGCCGCGCTACTTTGGTTCGTACCGAGACATGGTGATGCGCAAAATCACGCAGTTCAAATGGGCGCCGAAAGAGAACGCTGCCGAAACTGTGCACCGCGTGCTGCAGCCGGCCATACGCCACACCAAAGAAGAATGCCTAGACCTGCCCGATATGGTCTACGTGTCTCGTACGGTTGAGATGACGCCTCAGCAAAAGAAGTTCTACGGAAAGATGCGCAAGGATCTGCTGCTCGAAGCTGCGGGCGAGAACGTCACTGCAGGTAACGCGGCGGGCGTCATGACAAAGCTCCTGCAGATAAGCTCGGGGTCCGTCATCACCGACGATGATAACAATCTGCAGTTCGATATCAGCACGCGCTACAAGGTGTTGACGGAGGTTCTGGCCGAGACGCCGAACAAGGTGATCGTGTTTGTCCCGTTCCGCAGCGCCATTGCCCTACTGGCCGAAAAGCTAACAGCCGACAAAATCACCTGCGAAGTTATCAGTGGATCAGTCAGCGCAAGCGACCGCACCGACATATTCCGCGCGTTCCAGAACGAAGACGACCCACGCGTGTTGGTGGTTCAGCCTCAAGCTGCTGCCCATGGTCTGACTCTGACGGCCGCCGATACGATCGTTTGGTGGGGCCCAACGGCATCGCTTGAGATATACGAGCAAGCCAACGCCCGCATCCACCGCAAAGGGCAGATGAACAAATGCACAATCGTGCAGCTAGTGGGATCACCTGTGGAGCAACGGGTCTACACGCTATTGGATGGCAAGATGGACCTTCACAGGCAAGTAATTGATCTTTACAACATCTAGCTTGACTATACGAGCGTGAGAATATAACAGTGTACAAGACAGCGTCAAAGGAGAATGACATGACAGCGCCAGACACCCCGATTGAGAAACTGACACGTATCTTTATTAAGATGCGCGATGCAAAAGCCAAACTCGCCGCCGAGTTCAAAGAAGAAGAGAGCAAGCTCACGGCGCAGATGGATCAAATTAAGGCCGCTTTGCTTGACTACTGCAAAGAGCACGAAGTTGAAAGTGTTCGCACAGCGTCCGGCCTAGTGTACCGCAGCATGAAAACGCGGTACTGGACAAGCGATTGGGAGTCGATGGGCAAGTTTGTTGTGGAGAACAACTTGCCCGAGTTTCTTGAGAAGCGCCTGAACCAAACAGTGGTCAAGTCGTTCCTTGAGGATAACCCTGAAACCGTACCACCGGGCATCAATACAACCTCGGAGTACACAATTACCGTGAGGAAATCATGACCACTTCCAAATACTCCACCACTGCCGAGACTGCTGCGCACTTTAGCGTTTCAAACGCAACGATCATGGCAATGATGAAGACTGGCGAGATCCCGATTGGAACGTACGGCCGCTTTGGTCGTGTGTTTCGCTACGACATCGAAAAGATCGAAGCCCACATCTTGACTATAGGTGTGAAAGAAGACGAACCTGTCAGCCCTGCGATGGATGAAGATCCGGTGCAGAGCGAAATTGACTTTTCAGACGGCGACGAAGCCGAAACCCCAGACGCTAAAGGAGAACCAGCGTGAGCGATCTTGAAATCTTTAAGGGCAATGCCCTCGTAAACAGTGAACGCTTCAAGTCCCTCTTGGACTCGAACAAGAAAATGGCTGGCGGCGGTTCCGCTGGCAAACGCCTCAGCATCAAGGGCGGCAAATTCCGCAAGTTTGTCGACGGCGCGCAGGTTAGCGTAAGCCGGTCTGACACTATGAACATGGTTATACTCAACGCTGCCGACGTTTCCCGCACCTACTATGCAGGGTCGTTTGATGAGAACAACACCTCACCACCACTGTGCTGGTCTTTGGACACGCGCGCACCGGCACCTGAAGTTCTGGAAGAAAACCGGCAGGCTGCGCGCTGCGGCGACTGCCCGATGAATGTCAAAGGTTCGGGCCAAGGCGAGACACGTGCGTGCCGGTTTGCACAACGTCTGGCCATTTCGTTGGAAGGTGAGCTTGATACGGTTTATCAGCTGCAGCTGCCCGCAACATCTCTGTTCGGCGATGCCAACGGTAGCGACATGGGACTGCAGGCTTACGTGAAGTTTCTGTCGGGCCACGACACTCCCGCAGTTGCTGTAGTTACCGAGATGCGGTTCGACGATGAGTCTGCCACACCGAAGCTGTACTTCAAAGCCACACGCGCTCTGGACGAAGACGAGTTGACAGAGGTTCTTGAGGCACGCGACAGCGAGGAAGCTCAGCGGGCTATTGAGTTCACCGTGGGCTCACAGGAGAAAAAGCCGGTCGAAGATAAGCCGAAGCCAAAACCAACGGCCAAGAAGGTCGAGGAAGAGGTCGAGAAGGAAGAGGTCGAGGAGGAAGAAGAGAAACCGAAGCCAAAACCGAAGCCAAAACCGAAGCCCAAGAAGGAAGAGGTTGAGGAAGAGGAGGAGGAAGAGATCGAGGAGCCCAAGAAAGTCGGCAAGGCCAAGCCAGCGGCACCTGACTCAAACACAGCGGATAAGCTGGCGTCCATCATCGACAGCTGGGACGACTAATCTGCCATCCAACAATGCAGCCCCAGCGTGTCTGGGGCTGCGCACAATAACAAAAGTGGCGGATCATGGAGACTTCAAAATTCCTTAAGCGGGTGCTCGCGGACGGGGGCAACTATTGCCTCTTCGCTGCGAAGATCGGCTCACCAAAAAGACAGACATTTCATAACACAGTTGAGCGCCTGCTGAGCGCGTCTTCAAAGTTGGACAACGACGGCTTCGACGTCTACTTCGGGCTGGGTGCATTCGACGACACTGGCAACCGCAAAGCTGCGAGCGTTATGCTCATGGGTAGCCTATTTCTCGATCTCGATTGTGGCGAGGGTAAGGCGTATGCTGATGCCAGCGAGGCCCTCTCGGATCTGAATACGTTCTGCAAAGCCGTCGGTATGCCGCAGCCTTTGATGGTACATAGCGGATATGGCGTGCTCGTGTACTGGCCCCTGACCGAACCTAT